TAGTGATAGAGCAACATATAGTTCTCAAGCAAATGCAAAAGCAGTTCCATACATATGGGAAAAGAAAACCACTGCTGGTTGGGACACTACTGCTGTGAATGAAGGCTAATGATTTTCTTCTCTCTCATACTTTCATTTTTTGCAAATCACCTACCCGTGATGTATGTTCAAGTACCTCAGTGGGCAGATGATTGGGCAGTTTGTGCTGTAGATATACCAGATGCTAAATGTCATTGGTATGTTGTAGCACCTGATAATACATTTGGTGAAGGTTTTGATTGGGAAAATGCACCTTGGTTTGATGCAAATGGTTTAAATGATGTTGCACCTATGCAGGAAGTTTCAGTATTAGAAAAATTACAGGCAAAAAAATGAAAACGTTCTCACAGTTCAAAGAAGATGTTGATAGTATGAAAGCAACTATGAAAGGATTTGCTGATACTATGGTGCCACAAATGAAAAAATTTGCTAATAGTAAAGAAGCAAAGGATTTAAAAAAGAATGCTATGAATATGCTTATTAATAAAGGATATGAAGCATTAAATAAAGGCAAAGAGAAACTTGGTGAATTTGAGAAAAAAGTAAAATGACAACTCCTAACTGGCAACATAATTCTGGTAAACCTCAGAAACGAACGTTAAAACCACAAGCTCTACGACAAGCAAAGAAACGTCGTGGACAGTTAATAAAGTGTCTACTCAACCGTCCCAAGGGGCGGTTTCGTTGTTATAATAGGTATATAAAGCAAACAACATTATGACAGTCCAACACGAAATCAAATCACAACTCGCTAAACTACTTGCTACAGAAGACATAGTAGTTGAGCACAAGCAAGTCGAAACAGCACAGTTCAATGTACAAACTCGTGTACTTACACTTCCAATGTGGGAGAAAGCAAGTAGCGGAATAATTGATATGTTAGTCGGTCACGAAGTTGGACACGCACTTTATACACCTGATACAGAGTGGTGGAAGGAGGTTAAAATACCTCAACAGTTTGTTAATGTTGTTGAAGATGCTCGTATTGAAAAGTTAATTAAGAGAAGATATGAAGGACTTAATAAAACATTCTATAATGCGTACCATGAATTATCAGATAAGGATTTCTTTGAGATTGAAAATAAAGACCTAGATGAGTTAAATCTTGCAGATAGAGTTAATCTACACTTCAAGATTGGACATTTTGTAGACATTGACTTTGATATCGAAGAGAATTTACTTGTAAGTAAGATTGAATTGGCAGAAACATTTGATGAAGTCCTTGTTCTTGCAAAGCAATTATATGATTTAACAAAGCAGAAGATAGAAGAAGATAGACAAGAAAGACAGGAAGTAGAAAATGATATGGGTATAGATTTAGGTGATGAGACTTTAAATGGTTCACCTAAATCAGAAACAGAAGAGTCTGGAGAAGAAGTAGATTTAGATTATCAGAAATCAGAATCTCAACCACCAACAATTGAAGAGATTGAAGATATGATGGATGAACTCAGTAATCGTTCTCAACCACAAGATACAGAACCAGAAGTTGAAACAATGGATGCTCTTGATGAAGCACTCAAGGATTTAATTAACAGAGGTGGTCGTGAAAACCATTACATTGAATTACCAAAAGTAGATATTGACCAAGTTATAATCTCAAATGAGAGAGTCCATAAAGAGTTTAAAGAGCATTGGACTAATTTAAATATAAGAGTACAAAGTCAATTCAAACAAAATCCAAACTATTTTATTTCACTTTGTAATCCTGAGAGAATCCCAGAGTCCTATGACCCATTTGAAGGATTAGACAAAGATTTCTATGCATTCAAAAAATCAGCACAAAAGGAGGTAAACTATCTTGTCAAAGAATTCGAGTGTAAAAAATCTGCAGGAGCTTACGCCCGTGCTACTACTAGTCGCACTGGTGTTCTCGATACAGCTGTATTACACACTTACAAATTTAATGAAGACTTGTTCAAAAAAGTCTCAGTAGTTCCAGATGGTAAAAATCACGGATTAGTATTCATTCTTGATTGGTCTGGTTCAATGAATAATGTAATGATGGACACATTGAAGCAACTTTACAATCTAATCTGGTTCTGTCGCAAAGTACAAATACCTTATGAAGTATATGCATTTTCAAATGATTATCCTAGACCTGCGATGTATGCAAATAGAGAGACTTTCTATGAACCAAAGCATATGATGGCAGAAGTTAGTAATAATTTTGCTCTACTGAATATGTTTAGTAGTCAAACTAAGTCAAAGGATTTAGATACACATATGATTAATATTTGGAGGTCTGCCTGTGTATTTGATTGGACACAAAGCACACCTTACTTAGATGTACCATATGGATATAGATTATCTGGGACACCTCTAAACGAAGCATTGGTTTCTTTACATCAATTATTACCACAGTTTCAAAAGAAAACTGGTGCAGAGAAAGTTCAGTGTGTAGTTCTTACAGATGGGGAAAGTCAACCACTTAAGTATCATCGTGAGGTTCAGAGAGGTTGGGAAGATGCACCATATATGGGAACAAACTACTTTGGAGAAAATTGTGTATTGCGTGACCGTAAATTAGGTAAGACTTATATTTCAAAAGACTCTAGTAGATATGAATGTACAGATATGTTACTTCATAACTTAAGAGATAATTTTCCACAAACTAATTTTATCGGTATTCGTGTTCTTCCAAGTCGTGAAGGTGGTTCATTTATTCGTAGATATTGTGGATATGAAACTGATGCATCAATAAAAATGATGCATCGTTGGAAGAAAGAAAGGTCTTTTGCAATCACTACATCTGGATATCATACTTACTTTGGTATGGCATCATCTGCACTTAACAATGATGGAGAGTTAGTTGTGAAAGAAGACGCAACTAAAGCAGAAATTAAAAGGGCATTTGCAAAAAGTCTTAAAGGTAAGAAGATGAATAAAAAGATATTAAGTGAATTTATTGAATTGGTAGCTTGATAAATAGAGTTACCTTACAATAATATTATGATTAGAGTTACACCTAAAGACGCACAAGCTATGAAGGATGCATATGCAAAAATGTATGCACCAAAAGAAGAACCAAAACCTGAGACCGAAGCAGCAGCAGAAGCACCTGCTGAAGAGGAATCAGATAAATAAAACGTACACAAGAGAAAAAAATGTCTAAATTTGGAGATTTAATAGCAGGAGTATCAGCAGAAACTGTTGTAGAAACACCAGTGGTAGAACCACCAGTGGTAGAAGAAATACCTGTGGTAGACACAGCACCTGCATCCGTAGAAGACCCTGTTGACCCAGAACCTCTTGATTTACCTAGTCTATCAAAAGATGAATTAGAGGATTATGGACGCACGATTGGTATTGAACTTGATCGTAGACATAGTAAATCAAAGTTGGTTAAAGAATTAGAAGACCATATAGAGTATTTAAAGACAGTTTAAACCAGTTGACAAAGTGGCACACAAGGGGTTTCATCAACCCCTTTTTTTGACTATAATAATACTATAGTTAAGAAACAACACTTTTATTATTATGCCTTTTGAAACAAAAATGACTTCTGAGCAAGCAATCGAAAAACTTAAGAACCTATATGGTACTGAGATTACCACAGCAGATATCAAAGCATTCTGTGCAATGAATGATATCACTTATCAAACAGTTACTAAGAAGTTATCAAACTTCAAAGTGGCAAAGGGTAAGTGGAATCTTGAAGTTACATCTGCAGCAGTGGAAAACATTGAGAAGTCCTACAACTCTCCTGCAGTATTACCTGCATCAGAAAAGAATTTAGTTCCAGAGATTGATGAAACATTCTTCAAGTTTGGAAACTTTGCAGATATCAAGAAAGTAATACAATCAAAACAATTTTATCCAACATTCATTACTGGATTATCTGGTAATGGTAAAACATTCTCTGTAGAACAAGCTTGTGCTCAGTTAGGTAGAGAACTTATTCGTGTAAACATTACAATTGAAACAGATGAAGATGATCTTATTGGCGGTTTCCGTCTTGTTGATGGTGCCACAGTATGGCATAACGGACCCGTTATCGAAGCACTCGAACGAGGTGCAATCTTGCTCCTTGACGAAATCGACCTTGCCTCTAACAAAATCCTCTGCCTTCAGAGCGTCCTTGAGGGAAATGGAGTTTTCCTTAAAAAGATTGGCAGATTCGTTAGACCCGCCAGAGGATTCAACATACTCGCAACCGCAAATACTAAAGGTAAAGGTTCAGACGACGGAAGATTTATTGGAACTAACGTGCTCAACGAAGCATTCCTCGAAAGATTCCCAGTAACATTCGAGCAAGCATACCCAAGTGTAAACAATGAAATCAAACTTCTAGGATTACACGCAGATAGAGTGGGTGTTAAAGATGATGAGTTTGTCAAGAAACTTGTAGATTGGGCAGACATAATTCGTAAAACCTTCTATGATGGTGGTATCGAAGAGTTAATCAGTACTCGTAGATTGGTTCACATACTTCGTGCTTATAGTATCTTCAAGAACAAAGCGAAAGCAATTCAAGTTTGTATAAATCGTTTTGATGATGAAACAAAGCAATCATTTATGGAGTTATATGACAAAGTAGATGCTGACTTTGAAATGCCTGAGACAAATGAATCTGTGGAAAAATTATAAAGATGTCCTACACGAAATGTTCCCTCTCCATAACGGAGCAGGGAGCGTTTGGGCACAATGGGAAAGTAAAGGAACTTCCCTAACAGCAAAGACATACACAACTCCTTACTTTATAAAAGCAAGAGAAGTTGAAATATGGGATGATAAAAGTTGTATATACAACAATATCATATATCCAAAGACGGGCAGTAACCTGCCCTGTTTTGGTATGGACTTGATGGGATTCTTTCAAAAGAAAGTCATCATAGTTTTTGATTACCAACATCCAGTAGAAAACTATTTGTTTTCAGTTGAAGGATTACCAAAGAGTAAAGGAGACTATCGTTTCTTCGAGCCAGGTAATCACTTCTCTGAAAATGTTTATATTGCTAAATGCACGATGGATGAAGTTGATGACCATTTGGAAATGTTTACCAAATACTTGACAAAATACAAGGATATGGTAGAATTAGAGAAACCCACTGGTGAAGACACTAGTGTTTATAAAGACTTTGATGCTTATATGACTAAACTTGACCCAGTATCAGGATATCTGAAAGGTAAGTTTGGACAAGAAAGAGCAGAAAGTTTAGTAAATGACTTTTTATTTTGCTATGATTAATGCTTGGAGTTTAGCGTGGGATGCATTGAACGGAACTATGGATGAAGAATATCCCATCATTGATACTAGCGTTGGAGCAGGTAATACTGCTCTTGATAACGATGGACTTGATTATGAAGTCGATTTATTTGATGGTGCCTCTGCTGATTATATGGCAGACGTAGACGATATGTACTCTCATCACTTTACCACTTATGACGATGGAATGTCATTACAAGTAACAGAGGAAAAAATGTCAGCACACTATTTTAAATATCATGAAAAAGAAATTTTGAAAGATATTGAAGAATATGTATCAAGAACATATCAAGGACATTACACAGGTAAGTCACACGAATATCGTAATGTTCAGACTTTAGATTTGATGGCAGCAAAAGAACTAGCATCAGGTTTTTGTCAGGCAAACATACTGAAGTATGGAAGTAGGTATGGAAACAAAGACGGAAAGAACACAAAAGACTTGATGAAAGTTATACATTATGCTATGCTATTATTACATTTTGATGGGCACTACGGTAAACCATCTATGTCAACTGGAAACATTGACACAATCGACCACAACATGCCTTAATTATGGAATTCATGAAATTATCAGACAGCACACTTACAGTTCTTAAGAACTTCGCAGGAATCAACAACTCAATACTTGTAAAAGAAGGAAGTCAACTTCGCACTATATCAGTTGCAAAAAATATATTAGCAGAAGCAGATATACCAGAGGACTTTCCAAGAGACGTTGCAATATATGACCTTAACCAGTTTCTAAACGGATTGAGTTTACATCAAGACCCTAATCTTGATTTTACAGAAGATTCTCATATAACAATCAAAGAAGGTAAAAGAAGAGTTAAGTATTTTTATGCAGACCCACAGGTAATTATTGCTCCACCAGATAAGGAGATTAACTTACCAACTCAAGAAATATGTTTTCAACTTGAAAGTAATTCACTTGAAAAACTTGTAAAGGCAGCAGCAGTTTATCAGTTACCTGATTTATCTGTTATTGGAAAAGATGGAGATATTCATATGGTTGTTCGTGATAAAAAGAATGATACATCAAATGAATATGCAGTTTATGTTGGAGAGACAGACCAAACATTTGATTTTAATTTCAAAGTAGAAAATATAAAAATTATACCTGGTGCTTATGATGTTGTAATATCCTCTAAGTTACTCTCTGAGTTTACAAACAAACAATATAATCTTAAGTATTTCATAGCATTAGAACCAGATTCAACATTTGGATAATGAAATTAGGATTAGTGGCAATTATTTTTATGGTATTTTTACATTTATTAGGTATATCAGTGTCAGAATTTTATACAAACCCAAATGATAATGAAATTTTATGGAGAGATGAGTGAAACTTACACAAGAACTTATTGACAAAATTCAAGAGGCAATGTTACATACCAACTTGAAAGGTCAAATAAACTGGAAAGATGGTGATGATATTGAAGTCCAGATTGCAGGAACTTTTGCAAAGGACAAATTTATTGTATTGAAAAATATAACTAAGAATCCCTTTGAAAATGCTCAACCACATCCTAACTTTGATTATGACAAGAAAGTCTTTATTAAAGATGGTAGAGAAGAGTATATGAAAGAACAGGAGAAGTTAAAGAAATGAGTGAAGAAGAATTACAGGAACAAATCATTCAACAGATTGAAGTTTTAGTAGAAGAACTAGGTGGTACTATGTGCCAATCAACAAGGTGTAACAGTATGGGTAGACGGAGTAAAGTTATAGAGATAGAATATAATGTAGAAGGATAAAACTACATTATGAATATCTTTGTAACTGATCCATCACCAACTGTATCAGCACAAGTATTACCTGACAAACACGTTGTCAAGATGCCTTTAGAATCTTGTCAGATGCTTGCTATTGTTTGCTCTGAAAAGTGGGGTCACGGATACGGTGAAATACACAAGAAAGATGGTGAACCATACAAAACAGATAAAGGTGCATTTAGAGGACATCCTTGCACTGTATGGGCAAACGAATCTAACATCAACGCTTGGTGGTTAGTTGCCCACGCTATGGCACTCTGTGAGGAGTATACACACCGCTATGGTAAAGTCCATAGTTGTGAAAGCACAGTCCTTGAAGCAGGACATTTAATTCCATTTACAATGGAAAGACCAAAATCATTCGCATTTGCAGGACCCGATGAGTTTAAATATGACACAAGCATTGACACTTTTACTGCTTACAAACGTTATATATCGTCCAAACCTTGGGCTGCATTTAATTATTTACGTGACCCATCCAGACAACCAAATTGGCTATGAAAGAATTTGACTATGACCTCGATTACAAATAACTTAATTTTACAGATACGGAAACTCGTGAACTTTATCGTATTGGAAGGGGAGAGCAAGGAGTTTTACTGGTTCGCCCTTATACTAACATTATTTGTAATCATTGGAGATTCAAAACTCCTAGAGAAGCAATAATATCTTCTAATAAAATATTTGCGATGTATCTAGATTATCGTGATGAAGGAGACTTTATTGGTATGGATATGTGTCGTAAATTTTTAGAAATGGGATTTACTCGTGCCAGAAGATATGCTAATCATAACTCTGGTAGGAAATACAAAAAAGGAACTAAAGAAGTATTACCTCAAGAAGCAGATAACCTCTCAAGTAAATATGCTGAGTCTGCAAGAGTATTTAAAAAAGTTCGTGACATTGTTGCAAAAAGCGATGTTTATGTTAAAATGAGAAAAGAATGGAGGGCAAAAGAAAATGACAGAGTTAATTGCTAAAGAAGACCCAAGATATTTTTCTCAAACTTCTGATATACCTTATGATCGTCATCATTATCGAATAGTTTGTCAAAACAAATCTTTTGTAGTAGAATCTTGGGATGAGGTTCAAGAATATTGGTGGAATAATTGTCATTCACCTTGGTTTGAAGGAACAGTTGTTCACGTTATTGATAAACCAAAACCAAAACCAAAAGGGTTCAAATGAATTTATTAGTCGCAGGAAGAATCACAGGTTCGGTGTTGATTATTTGTGCGTATTTTGTTATACTACATGTATCTGCCTTTTATGGTGCAATAATTCATATTATTGCTGATATTATTTGCATCCCATTTTATATTCATAATAAACAATGGGATGTGGCAATCATGTTAGCATTTTTGATGAGCATAGCAATTAGTAAAGTTGCAATTTTATTATGAGTGATTTTATATGGGTTGAAAAATACAGACCCACTACAATTGATGAGTGTATACTACCAAAGTCTATCAAACAAACTTTTCAAGATTTTGTTGATAGAGGTGAGATACCAAATATGTTATTGTCAGGTCCACCAGGCATTGGTAAGACCACAGTAGCGAAAGCATTGTGTAATCAACTAGGAGCAGATTACTATGTCATTAATGGATCGGATGAAGGACGTTTTCTTGACACTGTTCGGACGAACGCAAAGAACTTCGCATCTACCGTCTCTCTTACAAGCGAGTCGAAACATAAAGTCATCATCATTGACGAAGCAGACAATACCACTTCCGACGTACAGCTCCTTCTCAGAGCGTCTATTGAGGAGTTCTCCAAAAACTGCAGGTTTATCTTTACGTGTAACTACAAAAACAAAATTATCGAACCTTTACATAGTAGGTGTTCTGTTGTTGATTTCTCGATTAATAAAAAAGACAAACCAACAATAGCAACACAATTCTTTTCAAGATTAACTAATATCCTTGAACAGGAAAAGATTGATACAGATAAGAAAGTTGTAGCACAATTAATCAATCAACATTTTCCTGATTGGAGAAGAGTGTTAAATGAGTGTCAGAGATATTCAGTTAGTGGTAAAATAGATAGTGGTATATTAGCAGTATTCTCTGATGTTGCAGTAAATGATCTCATTAAAAATCTCAAAGAAAAAAACTTTTCGGAAGTACGTAAGTGGGTTGTTGCCAACTTGGACAACGACACTTCTATGTTATTGCGTCGTATTTACGATAGCTTATATGATTCCTTGGAGCATCGCAGTATACCTGCTGCTGTCCTTATTATTGCAAAATATCAGTATCAAATTGCGTTCGTCGCAGATCAAGAAATTAATCTTTTGGCAGCGTTAACAGAAATTATGGTGGAGTGTGAATTCAAATGATTAAATCTTTTGGTTTATTGATATTAAGATTATCAATCGGAACGATGTTGATACATCACGGATACGAAAAAACAGCAGACATAGAAAATTTTGCAGATGCTTTTGTAAGACCTCTTGGATTACCATTCCCAATATTTTTATCTTACATCGCTGCCTACTCTGAAATATATGGTAGTTGGTTAATAATATTTGGATTGCTTACAAGACTTGGTGCATTATCTATTGTTGGAACAATATCAGTTGCAATATATCACGCACTTGCTACATCAGGTTTTAATATTTACTTACTCGAACTTTTAATATTATACTTCGGTGGTGCATTCTGTATTTTATGTTATGGTGGAGGAGACTTTGCAATTGATAGATTATTGAGGAAGTTCAGAATAAAATTTAATCGACCACATTTACCCTTTGAATGATTGACTTTATAATAAATTTGTACTATAATAAAATTATTATTAATTAAAAATGACCGTTAAATTAATTCGTATGTGGTCTGGTGAAGATGTCATTGCAGACATCGTTGAAGAGTCTACAGATTCAATAGTAATCACAGACCCGATAGTGGCAGTACCGTCACCTCAACAAGGAAATATAGCATTTGCTCCTTGGTCTCCTTTACTTCAAAAGGATAAAATTGAAATTACTAAAAAATATGTAGTTTATATTGGAGACCCTCAAGAAGAAATTGTTGAACAATATAATACAATGTTTGGTAAGTTATCAACACCTACTAAAAAATTAATTATATAAAATGATTGAGATTCTTAAGAATCCAAAAACTGAGAATTATCGTTTACTTAAAGAAACTATTTTGAGTAGACGATTTCCTTGGTTCTATGCGAGCACGACAACTCATGGAGAATCAGAAGGTATTCCTGGATTTGTAAATGTTCCAATGTTTGGACATGTTTTTATTGGAAGACCAGAAACTTATGGGTGGTCAACAACTGACTCTGATTTGCATCAGTTAGCAGTTGATGTAGTAAGAGAAATATTGCATGAAAATAATTTTATTTCAAAACAATATTATATTTTAAGATTAGCAGCAAATTGTGTTTTACCAAATGATGGTCTCCAATATTCAGAACCACATATAGATCATACTTTTCCACATTTTAACTTTATTGTTTATCTTACAAATTCTGGCGGTAATACTATTGTAGAAGAAGATACACATGAACCAATAGAAGACCAACCAATTATATTCACAGGATGGCATCATATGCAATTACCTAAAAAAGAAAGAAGAATTGTTTTAGTTGCGACTATATTTCCACTAGATGAAGAAAACTTAAATTCTTTAGGAATCCCTTATTTAAATCCTTCTTATTGACTTAATATATTTTATTTGCTATAATAACTTTATTATGACTAAATCAACTTTCGCTAAAACTAAAGCACAAATCAAATCTTATCAATATTATTTGTTCTGGGGTGCTTGTACATTTGCAGTAATGGCAGGACAAATTTTTGTTGGTGCAGGGTATCAATCAATGTCTAACTCAGTAAAAGACCTTACAGAATTAATTGAAATTCAAATGGAATGGGATGAATTAGATAGAAGACGTACAGGTCAATCACCTTACATTCCAATGATAGATCCAGATGATTATGTTATTTGGGAAACAATTGATTAATGTCTCTAAAATCTTTTAAAACACCACTTCGTTATCCTGGTGGCAAGTCTCGTGCTTGCAAAAAGATGGAACCATTCTTTCCAGACCTTAGAGATTATGAAGTATACTACGAACCATTTCTTGGTGGTGGTAGTGTTGCATTGTATATTACAAAAAAATATCCTAATCTAAAGATTGTTGTTAATGATTTGTATGAACCATTATATAACTTTTGGTTGCATTTACAATGCAATGGAGAATACTTACATCTTGCATTAAAGGATATTAAATCAAGGCATCCTGATCGTGCTTCCGCAAGAGAATTATTTTCTGTCGCAAAAGAAAAATTAAATGACGATACAACTCTTGATCAAGAACGTGCTGTTGCATTTTACATTATAAACAAATGTTCTTTTAGTGGTCTTACTGAATCATCATCATTTTCAGAACAGGCAAGTGATGCAAACTTTTCAATGAGAGGAATTGATAAGTTACCAATGTATACTGAACTGATTAAGAATTGGTATATTACAAATGTTGACTATCGCCATATGTTAGGAGATGGAGAAAAAACATTTGTATATCTTGACCCACCATACGATATTAAGGATAATTTGTATGGTAAAAAGGGTTCAATGCATAAAAGATTTGATCATGATAACTTTGCAGAAAGTTGTGAAATATATAAATCAAACATGCTTATAAGTTACAATTCAGACCAGTTAGTTAAAGACCGATTTAAAGATTGGAATGTTGCTGAATTTGATTTGACATATACTATGCGTTCAGTCGGAGAGTATATGAGAGAACAAAAAACAAGAAAAGAGTTACTTCTCTTTAATTATAACGTAGGAGTATTTTAATGGAAGAAAGACCATCAGATATGTACCAAGACATGATAAAACTTAATATGTTATATGAAGAGATGTGTTGGGACAATGATGATATCATTGAATTTTATCCTGATTATGATAACAATACTATTGTCATTCGAAATAAGACAATGGATGAACAAATGATTAGCGGTTAGTATGACA